TCCCAAAGTTCCGAACTTGGGGCATCCATCAACCGTACATTTGTCTCTGTTGCCTTCACAGTAATCCTTCCTGTTCTGTTCCATCGTCCCACCTCCAAACTGCCAGCGCATCTGATAGGCCGCCTGTGCCTGGAAATATGTCGTCAATAACATCACCATCTTCGTAGCCAAGCATCGCTATAACCCAATCAAAAAAGTATTTGGGTTTAGCCCCAGGCAAACCTTTTCGCATAGCAATACAGCCACTTGTCCAGTCGCGTGTCATCGGCCTGCGATGGCGAACGTCACGACCATGCCACAGGATTACTGGCTCCCATGCGTACTGCACAGAAACGTTCACTCTGATTTGGTGAAATGTTTTAGTCCAAGCACAGACACGTACATCTTCTGGCATAGCAGGCAACAACCATGCAAGGTCTTTGGGGTTGCATGACAATGCCCAACCGTCAGGGTATTCAGAAACAAGTCGATCCACTAAGAGCAGGTGTGCGTCTTTGGTGTCGTATTGCTCTGAGTTGTCGTGAAATGGTGCATACCTCCGCTTCCCGTTCCCCAAGTAGGGCGGGTCAGCATAAGCAAACTTCACGTTTACGCCTTCAGAATGGTAATGAGTTCAGAAATCTCAGACTTAGTGAGAGCCTCTAGCGATTCGATGACGCGACCTGTTGAGTCTGATGCCATAGACAGTTGCTCTGCTTTGGTTGCGATGCCCTTACCTGATGCCAAAGCCCTGAACATTCCGATTTGTTTTGCTGTTGCCGGTGCGCCAGGTTCTTTGATTTGTGGCGAGCCGTTAGCAGGGTGGTTTTTCTTTGACTCAGCAACCACTTCTTCGGCAGAGAACATATTGATTACTGCTGCTACTGCTTCTTCGGTGTTTTTGAAGTTGGGGTTGAAGTCGTCCATCACTTCAGGCGGTAGCGGATCGTCGTCATTGAATGATGCGGCCAACTCTTTTGCTTTAGCGAACGCTTCACGCAACGCAGGCATCTGTGATTCCTTCAAGTCCGCAAGGTCAATCTTTGCTGACTTTGCAATCTGTTCATGGTCCAGTCCCGCGCCCTTGCAAGCATCCACGAAACGCTTGATGTTGTCCATCGACACCAATGGATCGGCAGGCTTTGCTGGTTCAACCTTTGCTACTGGAGCAGGCTTAGGTGCAGGTGCAGATGAGGTGTATGAAACATCATCCCACTCTTGCTTCGTCCATAAACTGAGACAAAATCCGAAGCGCATGGCCGCGTTCCTGAGATAATCGGACGCTAATTCCTTGAATAGATCGGGTTTGTTAGCCATCACCGAACCGATACCCAAGCGACGTACACCGTGAATGGTCATCCATCCAGCCATGTGTGCCATACCGTTCTCAACACGGTAGGCAGGCAAACCATCTGCATCAAAAGCAACTGGTTCCCATGTCCACTCGCTGTCAACTTCGATAAGCATTTTTGTGATGTCCGCGTGTCCGACAAAATCGAGGCTCTGACCCCCACGCGGGAGTTTGCCTACGATCTTCGGGTCTGGTACGCCGTACTTGCTAATGATTTCTTCTAGTTTCATTACTTCGCCTCCTTAGCGATGATCCGCATAGTGCGGAAGGTTGATGTTTTCTTAAACTTTTCTGCCAACGCAGGATGCTCGGCCTCAAACTTCTTAGTGTCAAACGATGTGCGTTTGCTGTTCTTCCACGATACGACCTGGGTTCCGTCAATCGCGCCATACTCAGCGTCCTGCAACAACATCGCAAGTTCACCCTTGATGAGTTCCTCAACAGCTTCAGCCTGCTTCTTCTGCTCACGGGCTTGTGCTAAACGCTCTAAACTCGCGTAAACCTCATGCCCCAATACGACCGTGTTTCCATAACCTTCGGGGTAGAGCGAAGCGGCGTTGTCATAGGTGGGATCAGCCACATCAGGCATCATGCCCATGTCGATGAAGCCCAAGAATTTGCGGGCTGCTTCTATGTGAACTTGTTTTTCGTCGCTAGTTACGGTTTGTGTATGGAACTGGAGTTGGAGGTCGCTATCAAAAATGATCCAATAGATTTCGTTACTACCAGTACATATCGCTTGTTGAACTCCTTGCCAGTACCAGGTTCGGGAAAGTTGTCCCGTCCATCGCTTGTTATATGTTTTGAGTTCATAAAACTTTCCGTTGAGTGAACGACCGTCCATTGTGGACATGAGGCGTACACCGGAATCTTCAAAGCAATACAGTTCTGCTGGTTCGGTGATGGTTTCGTTGAGGATTTCTCCTGCCCAACCCATGAGTGGGCCTTCAAGGATTGTGCCTCGACGCATCGCATCGTTTTGTTCTTTTGGCACAGGGGGTGTTGCTGCCAATAGTTCTACCGCAAGGTCAGCTGGTGTGGTGTATTTGTGTTCACCATGAATTGCTGCGGCTACTGATGCGGTGATTCGTTTCTCACCTTTTTCGTTTGCCCAACGTAGGTTCAACCAGTCTTGGCTGCCGTGAGTTGGCTTTGGGATTGTGTATAGGTTCTGCATTTTTCCTCCTATGGTTTGTGCAGGTATTTTTAATCTAGGGGTGTGACACAGTTAAAGTCAAGTCAATCGCTTTCATGTCGCGCACCATCGCTACAGGGATGTGTATGGCGTGGATGCCTTCTTCTTTGCAGATGGTTTGCCATACGGTCACATGGTTTTCTTTTGATCCAGGTTCACCGACAGGGATGAGGAACCCTACGGTGTCAACGAGACATTCACCGTCATCCTCGTAGGACGGCATATCTAGCCAGCCACCTTCGGATAGGTGGGTGTCAGCCCATTGGATGTATACAACGGTTCTATTCGTCAAAGTCATCTGGCTTTTCTCCACAGTCAGGGGATCGGGGGATCACCCCACGATATACGCATAGGCATAAACGTGCGTCTGTCATAGGACTTCCAGATCAGACCAATTCCGTTTGTCATGGCGACCCACCAGCAGCGTCAACGTACCTGGGGTAGACCAAACACCTTTAGAGTCAGCGAACCACTTAGACCCACCATCCATCGACGGGCATTGGATACGGGTGTATGCCCCATGATCGGTGACTTGCAAGTGATGCTTATGTGCTGTGATCCACAGGTCAGGTTCGCGTCCTTGTTCACGCAGAATCATTATCGACTGTGCGTTCAACCATTCGACTTCTTTGCCGGTGATCTTGTGGCCGTGAGCGAACGCAAGTTTGACATCGGATAACACTTTGGTTGTGACCATCTCATCGTGTGGGATAGTCCATTCAAGGTTCGGTATCTGTGTGTCAAGGATTCGGTACAGGACATCCATCAGGAATCCGCCAGCGTTGTCTGAGTCTGATGTTACGGCTTTCCCGTTTCGGCGTGTCCACTCCCCGTGGTTACACAACACACCAACAACATCCAACACATCAACAAGTGATGCGATAGTGCTGATGCCTTTAGCGAACAGGTCTGCACCGAGTAGTAACTGTTCACGTTGGGTGAGTTCCACGGTAAAGAGCTGGCTCGCATAGTTCCCATCGCAACCCTCAAACGGATCACCCATGTTCACTAATGCAGCACCCTCAATGTTCCTACCTTTACGGCGAAGGTCATGGAGTTGTTGAACTGTTTTCTCCAATGATTCCAGTACTCGTTCAACGGTTGCTTCAACACCACCACCAGCAGATTTACCTAGTTGTAGGTCAGCCCAGTTGATTACGAACGTGCATGGTGGCTCATCAGATGGTTTGTTTGCGGGGCGTTTAGGTTGCTTCCATTTGGAAACCTTCTGTCGTAACGCCTCAATATCTTCATCAGGTAGAACCCTGTTTGCTTTGCGACGGAACCTGGCACGATACGAGTACAGCCATGCGATGTCTCTGTCACCGTTCTCTAAACGCTTAGAGGTTTGCCACTTGGACATTCGTACTGTGTCATCAACAACTTCAAATACGGTGGGGTCTAAACCGAACCCGACAAGTATTGCTGTCCAGTCTGATGTGATTGGTGTAGGTAGAACACCGGTAGAAATCTCACCACCATCAGGTGTCACTTCAGCCCATGCGCGTTGGTTCTCAGGCGGTTGGGATTCTTCGTTCAATTCATCCTTTAGTGACATGAGCGAATTCCCCTCGACGGTACTTGTTGATTGAAGATGCGTCTAAGTCTATGCCTCGTCTTTCCAACACCCTGCTAATTGCGGGCGCGGGAATGAGATGATCGTCTAACGCTTCAATAAGTTCTTTGCGATCTGCTTCGTCCATTCCTTCAAGTACACGCTGGATTCTTGGGATGCGGCCTGACGGCACAACTTTTTCAGATCGTATTTCACTTAGCAGACTTTGCTTTACGGGCTTGCTCAACTCTTGCTCCCTCTATGAGTTTGTTTATCTTCTCGATAACTTCCCATAGTGCGTCAGCTTGATCCCTCCCAGGATTTGATTTCAAGAGACAGTCACGCACCAAAGTTAACTCAACGGTAGTTAATCCTTTTGCCATTTGCAAGCACCTTTCTTCGGGTGACTTACCCTAGTGCTTGGCGATGTGATCCGTCAACCGTTCAGAAACCTTATCCACCTTGTCCTCTGTACGGTCTTGCGCCCTACGCATTAGACGTAACATAGCCATAACGGTGTCATGGTCTTTACGGTTCTCTGCTTTGAAACGTTGGATTACTACGGTTAGCAGACCGAAAGCACCAGTAACAGCAGCAGCAAGAACGAGAGCGATCCCAGAATCCACATCAGACTGCTTTGCTCGCAAGCCAATCAAGCACCCGTTGAGGTTTCTTATCACCGGCAACATAACGCAAATGCCACGGTTCTGATGGGACTACTTCCCAAGAGAAACCGAACGACACAGCGTTCTTCTTCAACCATTCCAAACGTGGGCCATTCGCGTTAGCGATATCAATGGCAATACCGAGGTTATGTTTAGAGGTTCCAGGCACAGCAAGCATCGCCATACCTTTCTTCAAATACCAAGCTTGACCTTTGTAGACGCGAGGCTTCTGCCCTGCAATTACTTCGGTGGTGTATCGCTGGAAGAATCCGTACTCTTGAACCGCAAGTGAGCGATATGTGTCCGCAGGGCTTGTTGGGCTAAGGTCGATTCCTTCAGCGTTTGCTGCCGCATCCATCGCCTCATACGCATCTGCCGCACAATGGTGCAACATTCCTTTGCCTTCAATCTTGCGAAGAAGTTTCGGTGGAAGTTCACCAGGCTTGGCGTTCTTTAGACATGAGCAAAGGACAACAGGGATGATCGGTAGATCATTGACCGAAACCTTCTTCTTTTTCATAGCCATTATTCGGCTACTTCAGGCTTCGCCTTCACCGCACCAGTAAATGCGAGTTCGATTTCTTCTTTGGTGAGTGAACCGTCAACGCTGAAACGCAACAACTTCTCAACCACTTGGGCGCAAGCCATGATGCCAGCGAGTGCTGCCGACTTCCACAACTGAACACCAATGATTGCACCACCAGCAACGGCTGCTAATGCGGATGATCCGAATAGTGCGAAGATGCGGAAGATGATGTTTTGAAGCTTTGCCATGTTCAGTCTTTCTTGGAGAGGGTTAGTGATGAGTGTACCAAAACGACTATTCCGGTTATGAGGGATGCCTGTCGGAGTGTTGGGCCTGAGAGGGTGATGAGAACCATGCCTGTTCCTGCCCATGTCCATGCGTTGTCTGCTAGGTAATCCAAGATTTTTCTCATTAGCGTCTAATTCTAGTACCTGCTGCGGCGAGGGTTATCCCTGCGGTGACTGCGATGAGGGTGCGTCGTTCTCCGACGGGGATGGTTGAGCCGGTGGGGGTGTAGTCGTCTAAGCCTTCACCGAAAATGTCGATGGTGTCCTCAAATTCTTCACGGATTTCGGTGGGTGCGGATTCGATTGCTGCGATTAGTTCTTCGGTTTGTGCATCTGAGAGTGCGCCCACGTCTAGGACTTCAAAGATTTGTTGTGCTTGTTCGGTGCTGATGACGGCTAGGACTTCAGGGCTGGACGCGAGAGCGGTTGCCTGTTCTTCGGTTGGTTCTTCAGCGAGCAGGGTTTCCAAGACTTGTTCGACTTGTTCGGGGCTGAGTTCGGCTAGGGCTTCTACAAGGGCTTCTGTGGTTTCTGCCTCTGCTATTAGCGAATCCACTTCCTCGTCGCTTAGAGGGGCTTCTAGGGGTGTCTCAGGCTCTTCTGGCAGGGTTGTGTCTACGACTGGTTCTTCTGTAGTGTCGGGGGATGGCTCAGGACTTGGTTCAGTTGTTGTGGTTGTTTCTTCGGGAAGCGTCTCTTCTGGCGTGGCTTCCTCTACTGTCGTGCTTGTGGTGCCTGTCTCGGTTTGTTCAGGCTCTTCAGGAACGGAAGGCTCAACGGGTTCTGGCTCAGATATTTGAGGCTGTGTAACAGGTGTTGGAACTGCTGGCGGTTGTGTCGTGGTCGTCGTTGATTCTGTTGTTGTTGTTTGGGGTACGGAAGAAGTAGTGCTAGTTGAGTTCTCCACAGAAGTTGTTG